CTCTAAACAAATCAGAACTAGAAAATGCAACAGGTAAACCATTTACTGAATCTCTTGACAAAAGTTTGGATGAAATTTTTTATGATGTAAAAGAATTAAGAGCAGGCGAGATTGGACCCATTATACAAAAATATGGCCCAGGCACACCAGAAGAAAGAGCATTAAATTATTTTAATGAGCTGGTTAATAATAACCAAATGACGTTTGATATTGGCAACGGAATAAAAATTCTTAAAAAAGCCACTAAAGTTAATACAGAGAATTTTAAAGGAGTTCCAATTGACCCTTATGCTAAAGGCACAAAAACAGAAATGTATAAGTTTCCTTTACGCGCAAGATTTGTCGAAGCTGTTGAAAGGGGTTTTGATGGCTTTTCTTTAGACTCAGCTGGAAAAAGACTTGGAGATGAAGCTCCTAGTGATGTTGATAATAAATTTTTAAAACCACTTTATGACCAAGATGGGCCAAATGAAATTAACAAAATGTTAAAAGACTTAGGCGTAGATCCAAAAGAGTATGTTGAAAGAATTGATGCAAGAGTTAATAAACCTTTTTCAGGAACCTACGTTAAAATTGATGACGAGATAAGAAAGCTGGTTAAAGAAAAAGGTCTTGATGCATTTAGATTTGGAGGTCCTGTAGGTATACAAGAATCCTTAAACGAATTGAATAAAGCTATATTGCCAAACCCACCTGACGTTGGATCTATAAAGCCAAATGATCTAGATACTTTGATGAAAGAAGTTGGTATTAGTCCAGTTGGATCTGAAGGAGCAGAAGCGATTATATTGGCTATGGCTGAAAGAGGAGCTTTTGCCCCGGCTACCAGAGCTGCAAATATTTTAGGTGTAATTAATAAAGCTAAAAAACAAATAAAAGAGTTAGAGAAGGCTAAACAACTTTATATTAAAACTAATAAAGCTACACAAGTTTCAAGATATAAAGCTCACATTAACAATCAATTTGATAAAAAAATTAAAGTTTTAGAAAAACAAATAAAAGAAGCACCAAAAATGTATGATAAGTTTGGTTTAAAAGAATTGGGGTTAAACGCAGGTGGTCCTGTTAGTATAGATAATATGCTAGCTGCCTTATGAACCTAGCACATCTTTCTGATCAAGAGATCAAAGAAACACTTATACTCAAAGAACGTCTTGAGTTACTCAAAAAACAAAATGGTTGTCAAGAAACATTCCTAGAGTTTATTGATCACATGTGGCCTGAGTTTATTTGTGGCCGTCACCATAAAGTCTTTGCAGAAAAACTAGAAGATGTTGCTAGTGGTAAATGCAACAGACTTATCATTAACATGCCCCCTCGTCATACCAAGTCTGAATTTTGTTCTACTTATTTTCCAGCGTGGATTATGGGTAAACAGCCAAGAAGAAAGATAATGCAGACCACCCATACCGGAGAGCTGGCCGTAAGGTTTGGTCGTAAAGTTCGTAACATGATGGACAGCGAAGAATACAAACAAATATTTCCGAAAGTTGAATTGCAAGCCGACTCTAAATCAGCAGGGCGTTGGGAGACTGACAAAGGTGGAGAATACTTCGCAGCAGGTGTGGGAGGTGCTATTACAGGTCGAGGTGCGGATCTACTAATTATTGACGATCCTCATTCCGAGCAAGATGCTTTGAGTCCTACGGCTATGGAAGCCTGTTGGGAATGGTACACCTCTGGACCTAGACAGCGTTTGCAGCCTGGTGGAGCCATTATTCTTGTAATGACGCGTTGGAGTTCAATTGATTTGACGGCTAAATTGTTAGACTCACAAAAAGAATTATCAGCTGACCAGTGGGAAGTGGTAGAGTTTCCAGCAATCTTTCCTGAAACCAATAACGCTTTGTGGCCTGAGTTCTGGTCTATGGATGAGTTGGAAAAGGTTAAAGCATCTTTGCCAGTACAAAAATGGAACGCACAGTGGATGCAAACTCCCACTTCTGAAGAAGGCTCTATTGTTAAAAGAGAATGGTGGAATGCTTGGGAAAGTGAAACTTTACCGCCAGTTAGCTATATAATACAAAGTTACGATACGGCTTTTAGTAAAAAAGAAACAGCAGACTATTCAGCCATTTCAACCTGGGGTGTGTTTAGGCCCACCCCTGACTCTCCTGATTGCATCATACTATTAGACGCACAAAAAGAACGCTGGGATTTTCCAGAACTTAAAAGAGTGGCTTACGAAGAATACCAATACTGGGAACCAGATATGGTTTTAATTGAAGCCAAAGCTTCCGGTACACCTTTAACGCATGAACTTAGAAGATTGGGCATACCTGTCGTTAACTATTCACCAACCAGAGGTCATG